AACCGTGTTAATGTATCATTTAACGGTAACAATCGTTTGACGCGTTACGCTTCTTAATTTGTCATTGTGACATAACTTTGCACTGACTTGGCTTGTGTCTTCCTTTCGCGGGGAGCGCAAGCCAAGCACAGGCAATAAACCCGCGAAAGAAAATATCATGACTAAAATTATCCTTGGTAAAACACCTAAAACGTTTGCTGCATTTCCTGTTGATTTTCCTATGCCTGATGGCACTACGGGAGAAATAAAAGCCACTTTCAAATATCGCACTCGCACTCAATTTGGCGAGTTCTTAAATAAGATTTTTTCCGAAGCTGGAGAAGAACAAGTGAGGATGGCAATATCGACTTTGAAGTTTTATTCAGCAAGACAAAAGACAAAAATGCAGATCACTTACTTGAGGCTTTGGACTCATGGGAAGGCATTGATGCGGCATTAAATCGTGATTCATTGCAGTCTTTGGCAAATGAACTCCCAGCGGCATCAATTGCGCTCATGGCAGCTTATAACAAGGCATGCACTGAAGGTAAATTGGGAAACTAAAGGCGGCTGCGGCTGCATTCTACGAACCGGCACCAGAGATAGCAGAAGGCTTTACAGCAGAGGATTATGAAACTGATCCGATTGAGGTATGGCCTGAAAACTGGAATGTTTGGTTGCTGTTCTCAGGAATGCAAACGCAGTGGTATATCGGCATGAACGGGCGAACTGGATTGAATTATTTGGTCTTGTTCGCCATGATTGACAAGTTGAATTTGAGCAAAGAGGAACGCGAATTAATGTTCCTCGACATTCAAGTTATGGAATACTCGGCATTAGAAGAAATGGCGAAGCATAAAGGGGCATAGGATGACGGATCGCAATATTAAGGTAGGTGTTGAGGTTGATGCATCCGATGCCAAGAAGGGCATGCAAGACTTGGGCGTTGCCGCTCAAGATATGTCGCGCAAAGTCAAAAAGGCGGGCGAAGAAGCGGGTCAGGGTCTTGGTGGTATCGGCGAAGGTTCCGAAAAGGCATCTGAAAAGATTGATCGCACGTCGAAGAGTATTATCCAATCAATCCAGCGCACTACTGTCGCGCTTGAATCTGGCGGTCGCACAACTGCAAAGTATTACGAAACAATAGCAAATCAACGGGGCGTGTCAGTCGATGCGCTCCGTCCTTATCTTGAGCAATTGAAAGCGGTTGAGACTGCGCAAGGTAAATTCACACAGTCGTCAGGTGCTGCTGTCAATTCACTAAACAATGTCGGCATATCCGCTAAACAAACAGCGGCAGCGATGCGCAATGTTCCCGCGCAATTCACCGACATCATTACCAGTTTGCAAGGTGGACAGGCTCCTTTAACTGTTCTGCTGCAACAAGGCGGACAATTAAAAGATATGTTTGGCGGTATCGGTAACGCTGCTGGTGCGCTTGGTAGGTACATGCTTGGCTTAATTAGTCCATTCACTTTATTGGCTGGCGCTGCTGTTGCTGTTGCTGTTGGTTATGCGAAAGGATCGCAAGAAGCAAGTGATTTTTCGAAGTCAATTATTATGACCGGAAATGCTGCTGGCGCAACGGCAAATCAATTAATACAAATAACAGAAAAATTAAATGCTGCTGATGCGGGCTCAAAAAGATTAATTGCAGAATCATTAAACACTCTTATTTCATCTGGGAAATTATCTAGTGGCGTATTGGAAGAGGCAACATTAGCTGCTGTTGGTGCTCAAAAGATTTTGGGGATTGCGGTTGCTGATACTGCTAAGGAGTATGCTAATTTAGCGAAAGCTCCGTCCGAAGTGATACTAAACTTAGCCTCAAATTATAAAGGATTGACAGTTGAGGTTTATAAGCAAGTAAAAGCTTTAGAGGATCAAGGAAAGGCTTCTGAGGCTGCAATATTGGCTCAAAGTAGCTATGCAAAAGTTTTGACAGATCAAAAAGACGCTGTAGAGAATACACTAGGTAGGTGGGAGCGTGGATGGAACCGATTAAAAGATGCGGCAGCTGGAGTTGTTGATAGCATATTAGACATAGGACGCGTGTCGTCGAATGTTGAGCAATTAACGCCGCTTCTTGCTGAAAGAAGAAATTTAAACTCGCAAAGATCAAAGCTTGGAACTTCTGAAGATGATAATTTCAACCGTGGTGTCATTGATTCTCAACTTTTAGGCATTAATGCTCGAATTAAAGCTTTGGTTGCTGAAGAAAAAGCGCTTATTTTAAGTGCCGCTGCTGAAGATACAGCAAATAAAAAACGATTGGCTGGCATTGAAGTTGAAAAAATGTTAGTTGATTCTTTAACTAAGACCGAACAGAAAAAAATTGCAATTGCAAAAGCAGAAGCACAGTTTGAAATTGCTGGCACAAAAGAAAATGATAGAAAAAAGATTCTTGCAACGATTGAGAAGAAATATGCTGAATCATTAACCGAACAAGAAAGTGCTTATAAATCTCTAAGTAAAGCAATTTCTGAAAAAGTTGGACTTTCTCAAATTGAATTGAATAATGAGAAGCCATTAACAGAATCGGAGAGACTCAGAGTTAAAATGCTTGAGCTTTTAAGTGATGCTCAAACAAAAAAACAAAAGCAAGCAATATTATCTTTAGGTACAAATATAGATATTATTAAATCAAATGAGATTACGAAACAATCATATGAACGGCTAAGAAAAGAGATAGAAAACTATAAGCCAAAAATAACTTCTGCTGCTGATATTATTGAGGGTATAGCGAAGCAGGATAAAGCTTATTCAGATTTAATTACGACGCAAGAAGAATATAGGATGTCATTAAACGACAATGCCGACTTAATGCAGCTAGAAGCTAGTTTAATGGGGCAGTCTGCAACGGATCGCAATACCGCAATCGAGCAATACAAAATCGAGATTGCGCTTAAAAAAGAACTGCTGAAAATTGAGCAAGATATAAACCTGACTCAAGCGCAAAAAGATGAGCGCAGCGACGTTGCTAGGGAAAATGCGAGCATTGCCAAGTCTCAAGCGGCTATTAAAGTTCAGCAGCAAGAGTGGTCGAAGTTTTACGATGACATTTATAACGGGCTGACAGATTCGCTGTATCGCGGCTTCGAGGCTGGAAAAGGCTTCTTCCAATCGTTCTGGGATGGCATCAAGAATCTATTCAAAACCACTGTTTTAAAGCTGGCGGTTCAGGGCGTTATGACGGGCGTTTCTGGCACTTTCCAAAGTGCATTATCTAGCTACGCTCAAAACTCAGGAAATAATTCATTTGCATCAATAGGAAAATCAATTTGGGACGGATTTAGCCTAGCCGGCACGGTAGGCGGCGGAATTAGTCAAATGGGTGGCATGTTTGGCTCGAGTACATTGTCAGCGTTCGGCTCTGGCATGAGTGGGGTAGCTGGTGGTACGTTTGCCGGAGCGGGTCCGACGTTAGCGGGTTCTTCAACTGGCTTGGGTGCGCTGGCTGGAACTGGCGGGACTACGGGTGTATTGTCCACTGGAGCAGGCGCTGGCACTGCTGCGGCGGGTGCTGGCTCAAGTGCTGCCGCAGCCCTCCCTATTGTCGGTTGGGTACTAGCAGGCATGGCCGCGAACAACTCTTTGTACGACAAAGGCTGGGGCGGCAAGTCTAGTAACGAAACAAAACAACTTGGTATTGCATCGGGCATGGTCGGCGGGGCGTTTGAAAATACTATTCAGAAAATGTTCGGATTGAGCGATAAAACTGCGTCTATGTTATCTGGTAGCGCCGTGGTTAATCGCTTATTCGGTTATAAAAATCCAGAGCTTCAACAGTCTGAATTATCCGGTTCTTTAGGCGCTGGAGGTTATTCTGCTAGCGTTCGCGATGTATTCAAACAACAGGGCGGATTGTTCCGTGGTGACAAGTGGAGTGAAAATATAAATAAGGCCGATTCGTCAGCAATGACGGACGCATTTAAATCAGTCAAGGAAGCGGCAAAAGGGTACGCAAGTATTTTGGGTCTTTCTACCGATGCTTTAGATACCTTTACCAAGGATTTTAAAGTAAATCTCTCGATCACTGGTGACGCAGCGAAAGACGCTGAAGCAAATCAAAAAATATTGACCGATATTTTAACTGGCGTGACGAATGATTTATCTAATTTGCTTGCCCCTGCATTGTCTGGGTTTGCGAAGGAAGGCGAATCGGCATCTACTACTTTGCAAAGATTAGCGACTGGATTATCTGACGTTAATTTCATTATGCGCTCGGTCGGCTTTGATGAATTTGCAAAGAGCTTAGAAGGATCAAGTGCAGCGACACGCTTATCAGAATTAACAGGCGGCATTGAAAAGCTTGCCAGTGGTGCGCAGTATTTCTTTGAAAATTTCCTGACTGACGCAGAGAAAATAAAACCTAGTGCTGATTTAGTAACTGACACAATGAAACGTCTAGGCCAGTCATCTGTTGACACGATTGAGGAATTTAAATCACTTGTTCAAGGTTTGGACTTGGCAAGCGAATCTGGCGCAAAAATGTACGCTGAACTGATTGCAATTGCTCCACAATTTAAGGCCGTAGCTGATTACACTAGCGAATTAACAGGCGCATTAACTGAGTTTGAATCGGCTGCAAAGGCTGCTGCTGATGCGGCGAAATTGGAAGCTGATATTTTATCGCAAAGAGTCTCATTACAGAATGAGTATAACCAGCTCACGATGACTAGCACTGAACTTCTTGCTTTACAGCGCAATGAAATTTATGAATCCAATCGTGCTCTGTTTGA